CCCCCCCCCTACTCCCGCATGGGAAACGAGCATTGAAGGGCAAGCTAAGGCCTTACGAGTGCCACGGGAAAGGCCGTTTGTTTTGTCAGCCGGGTTTTTTTATAGCTGGCCTGATATTCCTTATGGCTTGCGGTCCTGCCTTTGCGGATGAGAGCGGATCTGATTGGGAAGTAAGTATCAAGGGGCAAGCCAAGGCTTTGCGGATGCCCTGGGTAGGCCCGTTTGCTATAACGGCAAATACAACTACAACGGCAACTGTGAGAGCTAAGGAGGCAGTACTTGATGCTGGGCCGGGTGAGTGGTTTTATGGTGGCGGAGTTAAGGCCGAAAGTTTTTACATCGGCAAACGCATTCCCATTCAATTGGGCATTGTAGGTTACTACAATTCTTATAAGTCCCGGTTTACTTCCAAGGAATTTGGGCGGGTTACTGATGAGGATAAACGCAGAAGAGGTTGGTCCTATGTTGATGGAGTGAATACAGCGCATACAAGTGCATTTTTATTGCCCGTAGATATAATTTTTACAAGTGTTTCAAGAAAAGTAACAGATTGGGGATTAGACTTAATTGCCAAAAAGAAAGTTTCATTAGAATCTGGGGAACTGCAACTGATGGCTGGCCCCTCGTTTTTTAGAATGACTCAAAGAACTAAAATGTTTGCCTATGACAATGAAGACCGGGAGACTGCTATCACTAGGCAAAGTTCAAACCCTGATTATAAAAATAAAGACATAGGGGACATGACTGAGCGTGTTGATGCTAATTATTATGGGTTAAAGGTAGGCGCTGATTTGGCTTTGCCTTTGAGCGAAGATTTTACATTCCTGATAGGAGCTAATGTTGGCGGATATCTTTTGGATGCCAACTATGAGGGCGACCAACACATGGATTTTTCTTGGCGGGAGGTTGATAATCGCGCTGTCTGGGATCATCATGCTGTGATTAGTTATGCTTCTGAGGTAGAGGCAGGGCTAGAATACGATACGGGCTATGGCATAATCGGGGTTTCAGGTGAGGCACGATATTTAAGCAAAGTGCCTTTAGTAAATTATATTTCGAGGGGGACGGTTACTAAAGCTGCGGTGGCCGACATTGCTAGAGTTGATTATGAACCAGCAAGGTTGGACTTCACCAATACCTATAGCTATGGTGCAAACATCGAATATAAGATTTTGTTTTAACCCACTTAAAAAAGGAGAAAAAATGACTTGGGAATATCGAATTGACACCATGGAAGCACCTATTGTTGGGTTTATTAACGCATTAGGCCAAGAGGGCTGGGAGGTATTTCAAATCACAATGTTTGGAGGTACGACCTTCACTATTTTCAGCAAAAAAAGGAAATAGCGAATGGTTTATGCCTATAGATTTATATTGTATGTAGCTCTGAACGTTACACTATTCTATCTTATTGATTTAATGTGGAATAGCTATGTAAAAGGGGGGATTTCACCAAAGGTGCGAATCAAGTCGATAAATACATGGGCTTGATAACGTTAAACCTTACCACTAAATGATAGCGAGTTTTTTTAAATTACTTGTAAATACTTGTAAGAAAACAAGAAGAAGTTGAACGCGGTGTATAACTAATAGGTCATACGACCTTTAGCATGGATGCTTGTGTTTGTAAAGGTTAGTCTAGTTGGGGCAATGAAATGAAGACTCACGCTGTCAAAGAGATACTCCTGGACTGTTTGTTGTGTGTTGAGGTAGAGCCGGAGCCAAAGGCTATAACAGATAATTACTTTCATTATGGAAATATTATTTGCTCTCTCGCTGCCTTAGAATCTGAATATGCCCCAATAGCCATCGGTGACACTGTTTACCAGGGGAGGGAGTGCTTATTTCGAACGGATGCTATTCGTCATTCTTGGAAGTCACCTGAAACAATGCCTATTGAACGGGCAGAGAAGACCTACAAGGTGGTGGGAATTGAGGTTGAGTTGAGGGAAGATTTAAAGACTGAAATGGTAAACGTGATGAAACCAGAATATCCTCCTATGCTAGCTAAACACATCCATTTAGAGAAAAAATGGTGCTGGAACTACAAACTAGAGGAAATCAAAAACGATGCCAATGTTAACAAAAAGACTTAACAATCTTTTAAAGCTGTTAAATATGGATTTATCCGACCTGGCCGCAGGTGTCAGAGCTCGCCGAGTGGTAACAGTAGAAGAGGCCGAACCATCGTTTATGGAGGCGGACATGAACAGGACCGTAGACCTAGCCATGGAGAATCTTAGCTATTATCAAGATATGATGGAGGCAATTAGAAGAACACCAGAACAGATAGACGCGCTTAGCAGGCAATCTATTGATGCCCAGCGTGACAGGCTCAGAGCGCAAGCGCAACGTCAAGCGGACTTGGGTGCATATTATGGCCGTGGTGGTTTGACGGGCCCAGCAGCAGCCTATGGGGTTGTGGGTGGGCCGGAGGCATCCCCTAATAGTATATGCGGTCATTGTGGTGGACGGAAATCAAGCCATAGAGATGGTGGCCCGGGCTGTGCTTCCTGGATCCGAGCATACAGGGAGAATTACGACCTCAAAAGGTTCTTTTATATGGTGAAGCACGACAAGAACACGCCGAAAGACCTTGAAAGAAGGAGGTTTTTAGTTAATAACGACATCCGTGCCTTTCCTTCACCGGACCTCAGGTGAACCGAGAAGCATTTGACTTGACATTGGATAGTGGACATCTGCCTATTTGGGTATATATTATGTGTAGGTTCTGTCCTGGTGTAGACAGTTGATTTATACCGGACAGATGTATAAACGTGGACTTGGAGGAGACTATGATGAATGGCTTAACTGAAATGTCAATTGGGAAACTTGGCGCTATGGTTGCTTTTGTTGGCATGATTGGCGGTGGCGGGTATAAAACCTTTGAATTGATATCAGATGACGGGAATTGGAAGGGAGTAGTCTCGACACACATAGAAAACATTAGGGAGGATATTGGAAGAATCGAGAATACCCAAAATGATATTAGGAAGGATATAAAGGAATTGCTTCAAAGAGTCCCCGCAAAATAATCCAGGAACATTCGTTGGCCGGCATTCTGTTGATTCAGGGTGTCGGCCTTTTTTTTGCCCAAACCCCACCGACTGACAAAATTTGTTCCACGTGAAACAAAAGTGGACACCTTCCCAAAAATTGTCACTGACAAAAATTGTTGCATTCCGAAATAAAGTAGACTATATTTAAAGGCTAGAGCAGTTTGGTTAATCCTTTAACCATGAGTGACGTAAAATGTCATAGCCTTTATGAATCATTACTCTGCCAGTTCCCAGACCAATTTAGAAACCTGCGACCTCCGCCTGCAGAGGATATTCACCGAAGCCCTGCAGGTCATGGACCATTCCATAATCTGTGGATATCGCACAGAGTCCGAGCAGCTTGCTTTGTTCCTCGAAAAGAAAACAAAGGTCCGCCTGGGCAAACACCAAACTAAACCATCCCTGGCCATTGATGCCATCCCGTTCCCAATCAATCCTGATTGGAATAAAGACCTAGAAAAAATATGTGTGTTCGCCGGCATCGTCCTGGCCATAGCCCATAAGCGCGGCATCAAGCTGCGCTGGGGCCGGGATTGGGATGGCGACATGGATCTGAATGACCAGACATTTAACGATTATGTCCACTTCGAAATAGTAGAGGGCTGAAAATGGATAAAATCTATTACACCACTTCATACAAATATCGAGTCAGTCGCACCTTTTCAGTTGAGCTTTTTGACTGTCCTTGGATTCCTACTGCAGCATGGGACGAAAACAATCGAATCTCAATGCCGTTTGCTTACCTCAAAAAGGTTGGGAATGATGTACGGCTCACCTTGGAAAAATATTATGGCTGGGATGGTGCTACCTGGGCTCTGGATTCTAAGAACTTTAGAAGGGGATCGGCTTGTCATGATGCTCTGCTTGAATTGATTGGGCTGGGGAAATTGTCGGCCAATCCTTGGAAATTGTGGACAGATAACTTTTTAATTAAACTGTGCGACCAAGATGGAATGTGGTGGCCCCGGCGGCGTTGGGTGTACCGCGCTGTCCGGATGCTCGGAGATCCGAAAGGTTCAAAGAAAAGGAAGGAATATTGCGCACCATGAAAACATTGAAAATATTATTGATAACTCTATTGATAGCTCTCGTTTTATTGTCAGGTTGTACCTCCATCAAGTTCTGCAATCAGAAAGGGACTTGTGCTTCGTATCTCTCCCTGGGGAAAGACCACGGTTATATCCAGGGCACCTTTGACGGGAAGACCGTCAAAGTCATGGCCAGCGATGCAAACTCTTCGAAGACTGTGGAGTCTGTAGCAAAGGGAATCGTAAAAGGAATTACCAAGTAACCATAAATAAGGAATAAAGAATAATGTCAATCGAAGTAGGGGGCCCTGATATAGGATTTGGTGTTGGTTCTGAATCCGTTGTTGAATTTTTAGATACCGTTGACTACGCATCAGATAACGCGGCGTTTGTTGGAATGAAGGCAAAGTTTGCTATCCCAGACGATGGAATCAGCAAGCTTGCCTATACAGTTCTTGGCGAAAATCGAATAGCAGATGTTACTTATGCTAGCGGTGCCCCAACAGGCTCTTCGTTAACTCCACCCCCATTGCCTAGCTCTGTGTTGAATCTCGATGAGGGGCATCATTATGCTAATGGAACATCGTCCTGGACTGTTATAGATGCCACCGATACCACATCGGTCGTTAAGTTTTTAAGTATAGTGAATTTTGATACTGAGGCTTTAGCTCTCTCAGGAATGCAAACGGCCTTTAGTATTCCCGATGGCCCGACTACTCTTGCTTATACTGTTTTGCGTGATAACAGAATTTCAAAAGTTACCTACACTGCAGGTGTGGGCTCAGTAGATAGCCCTGTAACCCCTATTCCTGATAGTGTTTTTAATGTGAATGATGGAACTGCGTATCTTAATGTTACCGATCCTTTACCTCCTAACTTCCAAGATTGGGTAATAGTTAGCGGGTTATTTACGAGATCAGATGTTCATTCTGTTTTTGAGAGTGGCAATAGAATCTCAATCATCACAGTAACAAAGGACCCCGCCTTTACAAATTTCGCAGGTACATTACCGGAACATCTTGTGAATGGATTGACCGGTTCCAATGCAACCGCCGCATGGGCTTTCGGAAATGCTATCGCGGTTTTTAATAAATTCATCCAGTACGAATTTAATGTCCCTGTTCGCTTGGAAACTTTTAGACAGGCTAAAAGTGATCTGACCGATGTGGGGACATGGAAAATTCAAGCGTCACTTGATGGTGTTATTTGGGTGGATGTTTCCCCCACAGTGGCTTGGATTCCAATAGTTACCGAATGGCCTATCACAGTTACCGAAGCCTTTCCTTTTTATCGGATGCTCGGTCAAGGCGGAAATAGTAGCACCACCCCGTTTTTGCCTGAAACTGTTTTCACGCTAACGCCAAAGTTTAAATATACGTCTGATGATAGTGATGTTTTTCTTGGGAGTATTGATAATCCTCTCTTAGAAGATGAGGCTGCAAACAAAAGATATGTAGATGAGGGTGATTTCTTCACAAAGGTAGAAGCTATTCCGGATAACTCAGCCTTTGACAGTGGTGATAGGATTTCTATTATCACCGTAACAAAAGACCCTGCATTTACAAACTTTGCTGGCACGTTGCCAGAACATTTGGTGAACGGGTTAATTGGTGGTAACGCAATAGATGCGTGGGCCTTTGGCAATAGCATTGCCGTATTGGATAAATTCATTCAATACGAATTTAATACTCCTGTTCGTTTGCAAAAGTTGATACAGGATAAAAGTAATACCGTTAATGTAGGAACATGGAAAATTCAATCATCGGCTGATGGTGTTATTTGGGTAGATGTCTCCTCTGCTGTGGCTTGGGCTCCACTCTTTACAACTTGGGATATTACCGTAACTGAACCGTTCAAGTTTTATCGGATGCTAGGAACAGCGGGCAACAGCAGCACAAGTCCCTGGTTGCCTGAAACTACTTTCGTGACTGAACCAGAGACTCCGGTTAAATATATAGCCAAAGATGCCGATGTTATAATTGAAGGTGTCGCCGCGCCTCGGGAAGCTAACCAGGTTGTGAATAAGGCCGCATTGGAGGAAGCCCTCCCTTTTAATCCAAGCCAGATAGCAGGTTTGTCTTTATGGTTAGATGCGGATGATCCCAGCACAATTGATGCAACTGCAAACAAACTTATGGAATGGCGTTGCAAAAGTGCAAATGGAAATGATTTCAGCACTCCAAATCCTGGCAACGAACCTTCAACGGGCATAGATAAACTAAATGGTAGAAACGTAATCAGTTTTGATGGTGTTGGTGATTTCACCCATGCTGATGAAGATACCATGACTATGCAAACTATATTTATAGTCGCGGAAGTTGATCCGGGTTTTCCGGACTTGGCCGGTGTTTTCACACAACGGGCGGTAAGTTCTGAAAATATACGAATTGAAGCAAGCAGTCAGCGGTTCCTTGGCAATGCTACCGAATCCCCACTCCCAACTGTGGACGACTTTACCTTTGGCGGTTCTATGCGTATTGATGGAGCGTTAGGAGAACGGGTCGAATTAAATCAACCTTTCGTTTTAACCGCCATCTCCCCGACAGCGAAAACTTTCACTCCGCAAATATCGCAAGGCCTCTTGGGTCGTTTCTGGAAAGGAAAAGTGGCGGAGATATTTGCTTATGATCGCCTATTGACAACGGCCGAAATGGAAGACCTTGAAGGATACGCAAAACGCAAGTGGATAGAGGCAGGTTTGTTCACAAAAGCAGTGGGCTTTCCGCTAGCTATAGCACCTGAAATAGCTGATGACCTAGCTACTCTAGGACAAAAAGTAAATGGTGAGTATGACGCATCCGCTGGTCCTATTTTTGATTTGGGTTGGTTTCATGGATCGACCGTTACCCGAGATACCTTTGAACGAGGTCATGCGGCTATTGCCACATCCTTTACAACGGGTTCGGATATAACGACCGATCAGAATGTGTTGGAGTTTTTAGTCAACACCGACGGCGTAAATCTTATTATCAGAAACGGGCAATTAGAACTCTACTCCACTTTAGATGCGGGTGGTAATGTTGCCAATGCAGACTGGATCCAAGCGATTGAACCGAACACAACTTATACAGTTGTTATTTTACATAACAATGGCAAAGGCGTTGCTTTGGCGGACGCGGTTGAAACGATCCATTTTTCTAAAGGAGATTTCTTTTTAACCACGGATGCGTTTAATACTCCGGCGGTTGTGGACGTTTCGGTACGCGGTTGGTGGGGTGGTGATACATCCGCACTTGGAACATTTAATTCAAGCTCTGTGTCCGATATAGTAGGCGATTTTTTAGGCACTAATTTACGGTTGAAAATATGGGCGGCTGGTGGAAGGAGTGCTTTCAATGTTGAGCCTACTACCGGCTCGTTGATTGGTACCGGGTCGGATTTCAGTAACTTTTTAATTGAAGATATCACTTTAGCAGCAGGCGTTAAATATACGTCAAGAGATGAGGATGTTTTTCTCGGAAGTATTAGGGAACCGCTTTTAGATGACGAAGCCGTTAACCTGAAATTTTTAAAAGATAACACCGTATCCTTAGACCAAGCGGTTAGCATAACCAAGGCGGCAATCCCTCCTGCTTTGTTTGATATTTCACCATTTAATTTTAATCAACAACCATTGATCGCCCACACAGGCAATAAGAAGATAATTATGGCTTCCCCTGTGGTCGGCACTGAGTTCTTTCAGAATGGGAATCTGTTATTTGTTACCTCGGATTCCATAAAACATTTTGAGGTATCGGCGGGAACTGTAAATGCAGGGGATGTTTTTTGTACACAAAATTTAACGCACCATCCGTTCCACGCGGTTTATCAGGGTGGAACTGATTTTGGTATTCAGCCGCTTATCAATCCGTCCATAACCGCGTTTAGTTTTGCTAGAAACCTGACAAGAAACGGCGGAGGTTCTGCGGGTTTCGTTGTTGTTGCAGATAAGCCGGACACAATAGACGTTTTCGATACAACGATTAGCACAACTGTTCCCGCTAATACTGTGGAGTTTGATGGTTCAACGGCTGTCTTCCTTCCAATTGGATTTATCAATAGAACTTTCTTAATCAAAGCACGAAATGGTGCGAAGTTGTCCGGAATTTCCAGAGGCGATGCGGGTTTTGATACCATTCCGATTAAGCAAGGAAGCACGGAGATATTGGGCTCTGGTGCAGGAATAACGTTGTTACTCAACCATACCGACACTACCGTTAATTTTAATCTTAAAACACAATCGGGCGATCAAGTTGGCGCGCTCACACCCTTTCAGTTTTTAGATATATCCAACTTTGGCGCGGATACGCTCGGTGGTGCTGGAAGAACAGCCGCGAAAGTATTTCGAGTTCAAGCCGACGGGCTTGTGTCCGCGATATCGGTTGGTGACGGTCAGGGTAGCGGCGCGGTTGATGCCGCCTTCGGACTTGAGCTAGGCACATTTTTTATATCGCCGCCAAATACCGAAGATTCAAGCAACCCTGAATGGACGGCGTTCGGTGATGGTCCTGGCGAAATTAAATGGTTCGGTCCGGACGATACGCTTATAGAAACAATCCAAGTGGCAGAAACCGGTAACGGTATTTTCGCCGCGGTTTCTACACAAGGGACTACCACAATTGAAGGTACATACATGATTACAACTGTGCCTGTTGGGGTTGTGTTCCAGTGGGATGGTGAAGATGGCGCGAATGACGGGGATGAAACGCTTGCTCAACCTTCTAATAATCCGTTCAACCATGATCTGCGTGGAATGAAAGCGATCAACATGGAGGATCCTGTTGATGAAAAGGATGGGGTTAATAAAAGGACGCTGGATGCGGTTCTTCCTTTCAATCCAACCCAACTCACGGGATTGTCTTTATGGCTGGATGCTAGTGATGTCAATACAATCACTGAGGCTCTTGGAGCTGTTAGTGCATGGAATGATAAAAGCGGAAATGGAGTTGATTTCGCTCAAGCAAGTGCGCCAGCTCAACCGGAAACGGGTGTAGATAAAATCAATAGTAGGAATGTACTTGGTTTTGACGGTACCAACCAGTTTATGCCGGCTTCCACATCTATTACTGCCGGGACTATCTTTATAATTGCAGAACTTGACCCCGGGTTTGTTGACCTTGCCGGTCTTTTTAATGAGGCTGGGGCTAATGATGAAAATATAAAAATGGACGCAGCGTTCCAAAGATTTTTTGGTAATCCTGTTTTCCCTCCTATCCCTTCCTCAGAAGATTTTACATTCGACGGATCAATGCGTATTGACGGGGCGGTGGAAGAAAGAGTGGAGCTAAACCAGCCTTTTGTTTTGACCGCCCTTGCTCTTGCCCCGGGTGCCTTCATTCCTCAGGTGTCACAGGATTTCTCAAGTCGATTTTGGAAGGGTAAAATTGCAGAAGTGATTGTGTATGATCGCATTTTAACTGCAGATGAGATCAATCAAGTTGAGGAGTACGCAACTCAAAAGTGGATCCTCCCAGAGGAGCAGTCTTTATTTGAACTCCTTCCTCCTTCCCCGACCTACCAGATAGAAGGGGTCAGGAACATTGCGGTTGAAACATTTGATTTGGGGAACGATAGCTCTTCTATTTATGAAGTTGAGTTCACAACTGGCGTAGACATCACCACAACGCAGGTAATACTAGCCTTGGGTGATGATGCCCCAGGAGTATCTTTCTTTATCCAAAATGAACTTCTGGCTATGCGATTTGCTGATGACTCAAATCCCATCTTTAGAGATGCTATTTTTGTAGAGGCAAATAAGTTTTATAGGATGGTCTTTGAGTTGTTAGATGTAGGTGGGGGAAATATTAGAGTCAATGCGTATCGCACAGAGGATGGTTCGCGGCCTCGAGCGGTTAATCAGGTTCTCACCTTCATATTAGCAGCATCTCCCCTGTTCTTTAACAACGCAGACCAACGGGGATTCCTAGATACCTTTGGGCCATCATTTACAATTGTGTCAGGAGCAGCACCGTTCTTAGGTACGGGTGGGAAGTTGAACATATTTGGAGATACTACCCTTGCCCAATATGAAGCTGTCCCTCTTGGTCCTGACAGGGTAGCGATTAAAGATGACCCAAAGATTCTTGATAATGTGAGCGACCCATTAAAAGACCAACAAGCAGCTACTAAAAAGTATTCTGATGACAAGAATATTGTGCAATCAGATATTTTGCTTGTTGATGAGGTATCGACACTTCTTACAGAAAATACAACGTTTGGCTTTAATGTCACAGGGTCATATAGAGGTATTCAGAACCTCCTTTGGGATCATACAATTAACACAAATTTATCTCTTTTTGAGGATGGCAAGGTAGCTTTTGCATTCTCCTTTGAAACGGGGGCTGATGTAACCACATATCAGCAAATCTTTGATGGTGGCTCGGGAGCTTCTGGGACTTCCATATTTTTCGAGAATGGAATTTTAGAAGGATGGTTTGACACCCTAGTCCTTGGCTTAGGTTTTAATGTGGCTGTTGAGGCAAATACCAGATACACGCTACTTTATTTCCATGAAGGATTTAGTCCTACCGTTGCAAATGTGACTATTTGTTTTGATAAAGCGGTAGGAGATACGCCCTACGCACTACCATCTATTCCCACACAAATTTTTAACGGGACCGTTATTCCATTTTGGGCGGGTACTGAATCTGCCCTTGGTCAGATTAATGTATCTGCCTTAAATGGTCAGGCTCCTCCAGGCACTTTCCTGGGCCCTGATATTTCTATGCGTGTATGGGCTTTCGATGATACCCGGGGGGTTGGTTCACAGATTGGAACTGGCCCCAATGGTTCTTTTAAGCTCGCTGATATCAGCACCATATATAAAAACTTCAAAACAGAAGAAGGGGCCACTTATTCCAGGGCACCAACTGCCGGCATTGAGGTTGCAAACAAAGATTTTGTGGAGAGTTTCGAGGGCCTTGTTTGGAACTTTTTGACCGAAAATGGTAACGATGGCAGCCCCATTAAAATTGCAGCCGGAACTAGTGTCTTTTTTGATAGTGCGGGTGTCAGTAGTTTTTATGGTGATGAGGACGCGGCAAGTTTTGGTGATGCGTTATTACTATTTGTTGCTGGTGATGGAGCGCAAGACGTAAACGCCGTTCCGGAAAGTCGAGTATTTGGGTATGCCTCATTTCGGGATGATTCTATGCAGGATGCTGATGGTGGACCCCATATTTTGGGAGCAGGTGCTTTCAAGTTCGGAGACGGTACAAGAGCTGCGGAATTAATTAATACTACTGGCAATGTGAATCTTAGCCTTGTTACAAGACAGGGCGATAGTATTTTTGGACAAAATAGCCTTGTGTTGCGCCGCGCCCTTGGTGCCAACGAAGCCGGAGCTACCGGGGCAACAGAAGAGTTGATAGCCGGTATTTTTGCCGATAATACATCGGCCAGGGATATGTGGTTGGTTGCTGGTCGGATTATATTTAAAAACGCAAAACGTCTGCGCCACTCTGATCAATTAGTGTGAGGAAGAGTAAGATAAATTTTAAACAGAAAAAGGAAAGCAAAAATGCATGTACTTGAATCAGTGTCAAAGGTCTTAAAAGAGGCGGGGGATTTTATTGTCGGAATCTTTAGAGAGTTGCGCGTGTTTTGTGAATCCATGAACAAACTAACCCAGACTCAGATTACAGCTAACAGGAGAATCACAGTTGTGGATCGGCGCGTAGTTATTGGGAAAATAGCAGGCAGAAAAACTGGGAATTTAACCGCTATGAGAGAGCTTAACAGACGTATAAAAAAGAGAAGATGATTGAAAAAATCATAATTACAGGTCTTTCTGTAGCCCTCATTGGTCTATTGGGGTGGTCGTTGGAAATGCTCTATTCCGGTATCACTGACCAGATAAGTGGGCATATAGAGAAATTAGAACGTTTTGAAAAGGTGATTTGTGCCAATCATCCTGGCAATTGCCCGGATTTGTAAAGAAGATAAAAATTTATTTTTAATTGGAGCAGCACCGGGGCTGGAACCCCGGCACGACGCGGGTTTAACGCGCCACTGGATAAACCAGCTACCCACGATCGGAGAAGGAAATGGGCGATACAGTAAAGGAGCAATTTACTAATGAATGGAGTGAGATTACGGGCTTAACATTGGCTGCCTCGTATTCTTTCCAAAATGTTAATTCTGAGGATTTGTTTCTTCAGCAGGTGCCGAACCAGCCGGGCATTAGGGAAATAGGGAAAAGGTTGAAACCTTCTGATACGGCCACGATTGTCAAAGAGACATCACCTGTATGGGTGAGGTCAAAGGTGGCCAGGGGTATTGCATATTATAACGAAACAGTCTGAATAGGGATATTGTTCAAGTGTCTAAAATTGACATAATCAGGCAGGGGGAGGACCATCCATTTAGCTTTGAGTTAGATGGCGGGGAAGATATCACTGGCTGGATTGCTTTGATGGAAGTCAAGGTTTTTCCAGATGACGTTGCATTGATATCGAGAATTATTCCGCCCACAGGCAACGCATGGGAAGGTTTCTTGACATCGACCGAGACAGCGGCTTTGGCTATCAGCTCTGATTCGCCCTATTATTTGACTGGAATATTGAGGAACGCAACCTTAGACCAGGAACGGCAGATACCGGAAAGGTTTCATGTTGCCCCGGCGTGGGGCTAAAAGGAAATATTATGCCTAAACCTCAGAACGGAACGCGCAAGTCCAGGAAGGGCACAAAAGGTAATGGCACCAGACCCACCAGGCCGAACGGGACACGCCGGAAACCAAGGAAGCCAAGGAAATAATGTATCCCACTGAAACCGAATTAGCTTACTGGACTTGCCCTGATTGCCATGGAGAACAGGAAATAATTTTGGTTTCAAATATGGAACTGCCCCCTGGTTTAGAGTGTGATGATTGTGGACACAAGAGTGATGGAATTATGACTTGGGAAGTTGAGCAATAAATGATTGAAGAACTCAAACTCAAATACGAACACGAACAGTTTGTTCAAGAATATCTTGTGGATTTTAATGCAACCCAAGCATATTCACGGGTTTACAAGGGTTGTTCGGAGGATACAGCCAATACCAATGGACCGAAATTATTAAAGAACCCGGATATACAAAAGGCTATCGAGGAAGGAACCCAAGACAAAATCAAGCGCGCCCAAAACTCACAAGACAGGGTTTTGAGTGAGTTGAGTTTGATTGCCTTTCAAAACATCAAGAATCTTTATGGCGAGGATGGAAACTTATTACCTGTTCATTCTTTACCAGATGAAGTTGCAAAGACCATTCAATGCATAGATATCCAGGAGTTGGCCGGTGGTGCTGAAATAGGCGGGGAGGCAGGCATTAAGCATATTGCGACGCGGGTCAATAAGATCAAATTACACGACAAAAAAGGCGCGTTGACTGATTATGGCAAGCATTTGGGGTTGTTCCCGAATAAACATGAAGTGGACCTTCCACAAGGATTTACTGTGAATATAAGTAGTAAGGATGCTGGCAACCTTTAGAGGCTTTGAATGACAGCAACGCTTGAACAAGAATTCACCCTGACCAGCAAGCAGGAAGAGGCCATTGATCTAATCAGTAGCCCTGCCAAGCATATCCTGTTGTACGGCGGGTCGCGCTCTACCAAGACCTTCACATTGGTTCGGTCCAAAGTGATTAGAGCTCTGGCCGTTCCCAGTTCAAGGCATTTGATTGCCAGGTTCAGGTTCAACAGCGTCAAGAAGTCAGTCATGCTCGATACGTTCCCCAAGGTAATGAGGCTTTGCTGGCCGGGAATGAAGTGGCATCAGGACAACGTGGACTTTTATGCCAAGTTCCAGAATGGCTCAGAGCTATGGTTCGGTGGCCTGGATGACAAGGAAAGGGCTGAAAAGATTCTCGGTAACGAGTACGCCACCATCACGTTGAACGAATGTTCGCAGATATCTTATTCAAACAGGCTGCTTCTGATCACCAGGCTGGCACAGAAGTGTCCTTATGTCGTGGATGGGGTGACTAAGATACTGCGTTTAAAGATGTTTTATGACGAGAACCCACCCACTAAAGGACATTGGAGCCACAAGTTATTTCTTGAAAAGAAAGACCCTGTTACTCGCCTGGCATTAAAGAATCCAGAGAAATATGCCAGCTTGTTAATGAACCCGGTGGACAACAAAGAGAACCTTTCAGAAGAATATCTTGACGAATTAAACGATTTACCAAAAAGACAGCGCGATAGGTTCTATTTAGGCCTATTCACCGATGAGACTGAAAACGCCCTATGGACTGAGAAAATCATCAATGACAACAGGGTTGATGGTGTCCCTGAGAATGTAACCATGATTCGCATGATTGTGCCTGTGGACCCGTCAGGAGCCAGTGACGACCCTGAAGAGAGCAATGATGATATCGGCATTGGGGTGATGGGTTTAGGATCCGATGGCAACGCTTATGTGTTTGAGGATTTGACCCTTCATGCCGGTCCTGCCAAGTGGGGCGGTGTGGTTGTCCAGGCTTATCAGAGGCATGATGCCGACAGGGTGGTAGGGGAAAACAATTATGGTGGAGAAATGGTCAAGTTTGTGGTTCAAACGGCTGCCGCCAAGGCCAAGATTATTGTTTCCTACAAGTCTGTGAGTGCTTCAAGAGGTAAGGCAATCAGGGCTGAACCTGTCAGTGCTTTGCATGAAACGGGGAAAATCAAGTTTATAGGCCGCTTCGATGATTTAGAGGACGAATTGTTAGCTTTTACGACTACTGGATACAGTGGAAGCAAGTCCCCAAATAGAGCTGATTGGCTGGTATGGGGGGCTTATGAGTTATTTCCTGGTCTGACAAAACCAGAGCGAGATACCAAAAAGAAATTCACTGCCCCGGATCTACAGGGCCTTGGATATGACGGCTAGATAAAGGAAATCATGGCGAGAAAGAATAAGAAAAACAAGAAAGCAACGCTTAAAAAGAAACCGGTTGAGCAAATTGGTGAAACCACCCAAGATATGCTTGAAAGGTTCAGGCGTGACATCAACAACGATGCCGATGCTGTCGATGTTCAAAGTGACCAGTCAGAGGATGATTTGAGGTTCTTGAATGTCATTAACGGTATGTGGGATGGGTTCTTCGAAAAGAAATTGCAGAACAAGGTCAAACTGCAGTTCCCGATGATCGCTAAGTTTTTAAGGGATGTGATAGCCGAATGGAACATGAACCGGGTTGGGGTCGAATACAAGCCCGGGAACGATGAAAAAACCTCAGATAAGGACGCCAAGCTCTTAAATGGGTTGTGGCGCGCTGATTTCAGGAGCGAAAGCACAGGTAAGAAAGCCATTGATAACGCTGTTTTAGAGGTCATGCACTGCGGCTATGGTGCGGTGCTGATGGCCGAACGGTTTGAGGATAAAGGCGACCCGGAAAACGACTTACAAAGGATTGAGCTGCGATCGTTGTTTAATGCCTACAATTCAGTGTTTTGGAATGAGGGTGCCCAGGAAATAGATAAGGCCGATGCTACCCGATGCACGGTATTAAAGAGATATTCGCGCAAAGGATTCCTTCTGGAATTCCCTGGTGAAGACCCAGTATCCGCGTATCAGCCACACAATAGGGCGCTGGATAACAATATAACGAGCCAGCAAGATGCGGTATTTGTTGCGACCAGGTATGACAAGGTTGAGGAAAAGGAAACGATTTTCATTTATGACAATTTCAGTACCGGTGAGATTGAGACATTCAACGAAAAGCAGAACGAGGAAATGGCAGATGATATCAAGGCCCGGGGCCTGAAACTTCGCAGAAAACGGGAGATTGTCAGCGAACAGATAATGAAATCAGTATTCAGTGGTGTCAAGTTCTTTGAGGAACCACGAAGGATTTCAGGCAAGCTCATTCCTGTTGTGCCTTTTTATGGTGAGCGAATCTTTGTCAGTGGCGTTGAATGGTGGAATGGCTTTGTCAGGGATTTAAAGGATATTTCCCGGTTACTGAATCAATTGCTTTCCAAACTATCTGAGGGTTCAGCTTCGAGTTCGGACAGGAAACCCATCTTTGACCCGGATCAGGTGATTGGTGAGGGGTTTGATGATATCTGGGCAAACATCTCGAGCAAGGCCTATGGCTTGGCAAATGTCTTGAAGGATTCAGACGGCAACCCGATTGCCGGCGGTGGCCCGATTGGTTATATAGAACCGGGCCAATTGGACCAGAACACAGCCGCCTTAATGGGTGCTATTCCGGCCATGATTCAGAGTTTTACCGGCATAAACCCGGTTGAGGCCAAGGACCCAGATGCGTCAGGCAAGGGCATAATAGAGGCCAGGAAGATTCAGAATCTAACGACTCAGCCGGTGATGGAGAACATCAGCACAGGCATTGAGAGATTGGGCGTGGTTTATGAGTCGAAGGCCTCAGAGTTATACACAACCAAAAGAACTATGACGATTATTGGGGCCGATGGTTCCGAAAGCACCATTCAACTTATGAAGATGGAGCAAGACCGTCAGACTGGCCGTTTTGTCGAAGTCAATAACATTAGCGGCAAGAGGTTCAAGGCTTATGCTGATGTCGGGCCACAGTATGAGACTCAACGGCAGGAAACCACAGACACAGCTTTGAAAATGATGGAAACCTTTGCCAATATCCCGGCCATGCAACAATTCATGCCGGAATTGGGTGGTGTTGTCATTGAAAATATGGCGGGTACTGGCTTGGAATCTATCAAGAAACTCAACCGCCGAATGAGGTTACTGCAGCGCACGGTGGAGCCTGAAACCGATGAAGAAAAACAATTTCTGATTGAGCAGCAACAGCAACAGCAGCAGGAAGATCCTCAACAGGAATTGATTGAAGCCGCTACTCAGCAGCAGTTATCAGAAGCCCGGAACCTGGATGCGGCGAGTGCCGAGAAAATCAAGAGTGCTGAGTTGAAGGACGCACAGACTCGGAAAACCTTATCTGATATTCAGATTAACCAGGCAAAAACCGCTTCTGATATACGGGTGAATGAAGCCAAGACTCTCAAGGAAATCAGAGAATCAATATTCAGGCCATTGGGTCAATTACCAGTTGGTAGCCAATAGAAAGGAAAATTATGGCGCAGGCAATATCTCCAAGACGAACAAAGAAAGCTAAAAAGGTTTCCGGAAATCCGGGCCAGATGAAAAAGTTGAAAGAGTTGCAGAGCGTTACCAAGACGCTTGAAGAACGCTCAAAGACTAGTGAAAAATTATTTGTCAAACAAAGGAAACTGAAACAACAGTTGGGCATTGACCCATTTTAGGAGATTGATATGGCTGAATCAGATGTATCACGACCCTTGCCAAGATGGCTAAGGAGAGCCTTTAAAATGAAGAATAAGAATAAAGTTAACAGGATTATCAACAAGGCATACAGCCAGGGATTCACCATTGTTGATATTTTGTCAGGTTATGAGCAACACAAAAGGATTGCTGGATCATAAAACCAGCCCGTTTGCCGGAACGTTAAATACGAGGGCAATATTGCCAACAATTTAAAGAGGATTTAATCATGACCACAGAAATCAAAGACCTTGAAAACGAAACCAATGAACAAGAAAACGAAGTTCAAGCTGATGAGAATAACGCCGATGAGGCGGGCGAGGAATCGGAAGGAACGGAGGCAGAAGGTTCAGAAGCGGAAGGCTCAGAAGATGGAGAGTCAGAATCCGGTGGTGACGGTGGACAAGAGGCAGACAAAAAAGAATCAAACAACCGGTCTGCACAACACAGAGTCAGCAATCGAATTAGAAAGCTGAACGGCGATAAAAGCCAGCTTGAATCAGGCAACCAGGAGCTTCAAAACCAGCTTGCCATTGCGAATCAGCGAATTGAGATTATGCAACTCGCAAGCAATAGGAATGGCGCTGAGAAAAAACCGGTAGAACCGAGTCCTGATGATTTCGAAGATGGTGTTCAAGATCCTAAATACGTAAAGAAGTTTCAGGAGTATTTGAGGGATCAGAACAAAGAAGAAATCAAACAGGAAGTATCAAGGCAAACAAAGACCCATCAGGACACAGCATCCACCGATAATCTGCAGCGTGATACCGAGCGCAAGCAGAAGGAACATTATCGCAAGGCCTTAACAATCAACAGCGATTATGAAGAAAAAGAGGATGCTCTCATCAATATCATTGGGTCGGCGGGTGTTAAGGCAATCATTAATGGTTGCGAAGATTCCCATGAAATAATTTACCGACTTGGTGCTGATGAAGATTTGGCGTTTGAGCTTGCTGATGCGCTGGAATCAAAAAAAGATATTAAAGCAATTCGATTGCTGGAACGTGCAAGTAAACCAGGTTCTAAAAATAAACCAAAACCAAAAACAACTCCCAACCCGGATACACCATTGCCAGGGGGTTCACCTGCTGCGGCCACAGGCTTTGAGGCAAAACGACTCAAGGTGCTGGAAAAGTCACAGAAGGTGGGCGACCAGTCCATCTATTCTGATTTCATGGATGATCACAGAAAGGAATTGCAAAAGGAAAAGGCAAAGCATTTGCCTTGGTAGATGGGGAGGGATTTTAATTTAAGGAATTAATATTATGGCTAGTGATTTTGTAACAGAAGAAAGGGTGATGTTCGACGAACTGATTGCAAAGTTCAACGATAATAACATCACTGCAAAACAGGCACATAAATTCAAAATGCCGGAACTGACAGGTGCCAGGACCGGTAACAATACCACGCAGGAGCTTTGGAGGCCTCTGCCTTATCGCGGTAAAAGCGTAAAAGGGCGGGTGTTGCAGGACGCGGATTTTACAACCCGAACGCAATTGGCTGTTCCATCAACCTTGGATTTCAATGATTCTGACCCTTCGGATTTGATTTCAAATGCGTTCACCATGAATGCGGTCGAACTCAATGATGCACAGCAAAGGGATAGGATTATCGACAGTACAATCCAAAAACTTTCATCCGATTTGGATGTGATAATGGCGGAAGAAATCGCGTTTAAGGGTTCAATCTTCGTCGCAGATTCAGCGGCTATCACCAATTACAGTCAGATGGTGACTGCTGAATCACTCATGACCATTCGTGGTGTTCCTCTTACGGATCCGCGTACTGTGATCATGAACGCGATTGACTGGAATGGCATATCAGGGAACCTTGCCAACAGGGATGCACCTCCTACAGGTGTTTCATTGACTGCTTTCGAGCGTTCAATGATTCCCCGGATTGCAACCTTTGATTCATTCAAGGCAAACTTTGCACCTTCCCTGGCTGCTACAACGGCAACCGGCTATACGGTGAACGGGAACCAGAAGTTTATTCCCAGAGCCAAAGATGCCAATGGCCGGAATATTGATAACCGTACCATGCTCCTGACCGTTCAAACCGGCACAGGTGGCGCGCCCGGTGATGCTTTCTCAATCGCCGGAATCAACGCATTGGGTAAGATCAATAAGAAAAACTCCTTGCGGCCGCAAACGTTCAGAATTGTCAAGGTGAATTCTGCAACCGAATGGGAGATTACACCGCCCATTATCACCAACAATTTAACAGCAAGTCCAACTCCTGTAGGCGCGGAATTGGAATATGCCAATTGTAGTGATGAGGCGAATGACACTGCGGTAATCACGTTCTTGAATACCGTTGACGCATTGACCAATATCTTTTTTGTCAATGAGGCTGTGGAAATCGTTCATGGTTCGCTTGCAATGGCAGACATGAATAGCGGCGGTGTTTCTAGTATGCGCCGAGCTACAGATTCAGGAATTGAGTTGGTGTTGATGAAGAGCTCTAGCATCAATACCCTCGATACCAAATACCGCATTCTTATGTGGGCCCGGGGCAATGTCCTTGAGCCTGAAATGTGTGGCGTGGTAATTGGTAATCAAACTTAACCTTTAACCTGGGAGTGAGGCCTTCGGGCCTCCCTTCTTTTTTTAAACTTTTTGGAGAAATATTATGATCTGGTTATTTAAAGATGATGATGCAAATGTTTTTAGCGAAGATGCAGTTCCTGAATTATTGGCAAAAGGTTGGACATATAAACGCACAAAAAAAAAGCAACCAAAACTGCCCACAAAACTAAAACCGGCCACAGATTCAACTGATGACACCACCATTCTTTATAAAGGGGTGAAAAAGGGGACTATTCAGGAAGAAATTTTCGCCAATAAAGATGTTGACCAGGCATTAAAGGATGGCTGGTATAAAGATGTTGACGATGCAACAAGCTCCCTCGCCGATGAACTGACGGAACCCGACGCCGATGACACGACGGAACCCGACGACGATGAACTGACGGAACCCGCCAGGGCGTTTGTTGCACCCGATGAAATGACGGAATCCCGGAGTGGACATCAAGAATCTCCTGGTTACGTTGGATAACTTTCTTTAGAGGCATAATCATGAGTTCAGGAACTTTTATAATTCAATCAGCGTTAAAAAGAATTGGGGGTCATTCTGTTGCACAGGCCGCCCTTCCTGAAACGATTGCAGAAGGCAAAAACGTTTTAAATTCCATGCTCCAATTATGGAGAACCCAGGGGATCAAACTCGGCATTGTTCCTTTAGATAAGCCTGGGGATGAACTGGGTGAACCGCTAGATACCAGAAACGCAATCATCGACAACTTGGCGTTAATGCTATCCGCTGATTTCGACAATGGGGAAAATATTATTTCGCCGCAACTAAAGGCAAATGCGCGGGTTGGATTTGCTTTGGTCAAACAACAATACCGAAAATTTAATGCCCCGAATAGAAGATTATCCAGCACAACACCACGCGGAATGGGCAATATTAATGGTGTGCATTCCCGCATTTTCTTTGACGATGGAGAAGAAGTAAGTGGCTAGAATACCTTTCCCAGATGGTTTGCAAGGTTCTGAGGATTTACCAAGAACCAGAAGGGCTTTGCAAAACTGTTTCAAAAACAAAGAAGGGCGATTGCTTTACAGGCCAGGGATCCAAGGCTTGAATACAATCCCTGACGCAGTGGCAAGAGGGGCGTTTGTTTGGAATGATGCTCTGTACATGGTGTTTTCTGAACAATTGATTAAGATTACCGACAAGGAAACTGGCGCGTTTTCTGTTATTGACACCATTGCAGGGCCGCAAGTTATAGAAACTGCGGTGGGTTTCAATGAAGCTGTAATTGTTGTTAAGGGCGGTGCAATTTACACTCTTGATAAATCGGATAACTTGGTAGACATCTCGGGGAATCCTGTAATTACAGATGAGGGCCCTTTTGTGGATGTGGTTCATATTGACGATAGGTTTATTTATATCCCGTCAGATGGCGATCCCGCTATTTTTTCTGATGTTGGGGATGCTGGTAGCGTTCAGGTATTAAGTTTTTTCGATGCACAGGTATTGCCGGATAGAAATAATGCTGTTTTCGCTTTAAAGAATACTCTTTATATTATGGGGACTGACTCCATTGAATTATTTATAAACAGAGGAATAAGCCCCGTTCCATTTGTGAGGCGTGGTGGTGGTGCGATAGATAACGGATTTATAGGTGGGTTGTTGGAATATGACCAAACCTTTCTTTTTATAGGAAGAAAGAAGAATCAAGACCCTGGCATTTTTGCTATTGGTCAGGGAATAGCCCCTAAAATTTCCAATGAAGCCATTGATTTGATCCTAGCCAATCATACTCTTGAGGAATTGGCAGAAGCTATCCCCGGGCGCATTATTTGGCGGGGTCACGATATAGCGACATTCACCTTAAGACGGGATTCCTTTGGGTTTCTGAGGGGCAATTGGTTCAAACTGGATACTGTCTTTGCTGGTGTTTCCAGACCTTGGGGCGCTGGTTTTATAGCTCAGTTTGAAGGTGAATATTTTACAGCTTTTGAGGAAAGGATAGGTAAATTTTCAAAAGTTAATACGGATTATGGTGAACGCATTACCCGAATTATTGATTTTGGAGTTGAACAACCTGACGCGAAATTTTTCGCAGTACAAGATATAGAATTAGGAATTTCACAGGGATTTAATTCAAGTGACGGGTCTGTATCATTATTTTTGAGCAGGGACAATGTTTTGTATGGTGACCCATTGACTATAAATCTTTCTGCGATAGGCAGGTATTCTGACAGGGTGAAATGGAGATATCCTGGGGGGCTAGGTACCTATCAGGGTTTCATGGGTGGCCGTATTTTAACCACAGAAGATATTATTTTTTCTGAGGATTTTATAACTGTAAATGCTAGAGGACAATTGCAGGCATGACAGAGAAATTTGCAAGCAGACCGCGCCATAGTGATTCTTTAGGTACCGTTAATGACGAGGGGGGAATTGAGACATCAGAGGAATATAACTTGTTCTTTGATGATCTGGATTTTTCCGTGAATGAATTATTGGGGGACAGTTTTAAATTAACGTCTTACACAGTCGCAACGGTTCCTGATGCAACCGAAAATGAGGGCGGTATTATTTTTGTAACTGATGAGGCTGGCCCAATTCCAAAGATTCCTGCTTGGTCAGATGGCACGAATTGGCGAAGGTTTTCAGATGGGGCAATTATTTCATGATTGAAAGAACTCTTGACTATAGAAAGATTGTTCGAATGGCACCCTGGAAGCCTCTTATTTCCAGCGAGAATGCCATCTATCTACTGGACGATAAAATCAATCTGTGGGCCTTTGAACGGTACCTGGATGGTTGGATGATTCATGCTCAGATGAGCGTTGAATGCAGGGGAAGAAAGGCAGTTGACAGCGCAAAACGGGCCTTCAAATGGATTGTAGATAATACGGGATTGCGAAATATTTATGCGCGTATTCCGGATGATAGAAAACCGGCCTGTTATGTGGCGAGTTGGTCTGGTATGGAATATACACACACCACAAATAATAACCGGTGGTACAAAAAACAAATGTGAGGAGTGAGTTATGGGTGACTTTTTTGGTGGTGATGAAGGCGCAGAAGCGGCAGAACAAGCAAATCTATTATCTCAGCAAGGAATAGAGGAATTACGCCGACAATTCGATGTCACGCGGGGGAATGTTGACCCATTTATCCAAGCCGGGGCTGGTCAATTGCCTGGTTTAGAGGAAGGGGCCTCGATTGAAGGATTTGGCAATAGATTGGCCCGTATCTTTAGCGGTGGGGCCTTGGACCCGTTGATAGAGCAAAGAACAAGGGGAGCACAAACAGCGTTGTCGGCCGGAGGGCTTACACGCTCAGGAACGGCGCTTCAAGAAATATCGGCAATCCCTCAAGATATTGGACTTATGATCGAACAACTTCTTACTGGACGTTCTTCTCAACTAGCAGGAAGAGGACAGGGCGCAGCACTTGGGTTGGGTCAATTAAGCGGTCAAAATGCTGCGGCTATTTCCGGGATATTAGGCCAACAGGGTCAAAATATTATTGGTGGGGCGGCTCAAGATGCAGCAGATAAGGGTCTTTTTGGTGATGTCCTGGGCGCGGCAACGACTATTGGCGGTAGCCTTGCTGGGGGCGGCTTTTTCGATGACTTTAGCTTTGGCGGAGGAGGTGGCGGCGGTGGCGGCGGTGGCGGATTTACAAAAGGGGGCGGAATATCTGTCGATGATTTAAGCCCTGAAATTTCAGGGATAGGGTCATCACTTAGAGGTCCAGGGGGTCAATTCTTTTCCTCTGACCGAGGCTTAAAAGAAAACATTGAGCCGATCGGGAAAATTGGACCAATAACCCTTTATCAATGGGATTGGATACCAGAAACAAAAGACATGATTATCAGTAAATTCCCGACAATGGGTTTTGTCGCTGATGAGGTTAAACAATATTTTCCTGAATTCGTTAAAAATATTTGCGGGTTTGATGCTGTGAACTATATAGACCTGCTTGATCGGATTGAGGGCGGCCTAGTTTTGGAAGGAGCAGCATAATGGCACAGCAGGGACCATTGACATCAGCAGCACAGAATTTCTTTTCCGCTTTTAATGCCGCCCAGACCAGGCAAAGGCAAGAAGAGCTTATCCAATTGAAACGGCAAGAAAAGCAGGAGATCATTAACGCGGCCGAACTCAAACGACAACAGGAACTTGATGATAGGGAAGCTGCGGCCTTGGCTACTGAAGGTGCCATTGGCGTTGATATTAGTGGCGCAGGGGAACCCGGAGAACCCGGCGAAAAAAGAGGGCGAGGGCGGGTTGATGGTTTTGTTTTTGCAACTGACAGGTCAAGGAAAAAATTTGCTGAGGCGGTTGCTATTAACCCGAGTTTAGCGGCACCTATCCTGAATTTTCTTTCCAAGTCCAGCGATTTCCAGTTAGAGCAGAAAGCCAGGCAAACAGACAGGCGTTTCAGGGGTTGGAGATTTTTACAGGAACAAAACAAAAAAGGACCACTTCAACTTCAAGAAGGAATTAAACAGCTTGTGGAAAGTGGTTTGTATTCTGAAAAAGAAAGTGAAAAGTTAGTGCAATTATCCGGTCAACAGAACCCCGATCTTGTGAACTTGACGATAGAAAAAGGCATTAGTGATACTGAACCAGAAAAAATCCTTATTGATGATGAGCTTGCCAAGCGGAAGGAAGGCAGGGCGGTACAAACCCGAAGCACAAAACTTGCTAAAATCCGAGGAGATTTAGAAAACAAGTTTATCACTACAGAGGAGGCTAATAAGAGCATTGAAGCTGAACTCAAAAACTTGACTAAAGGTGATGTCGGTTTGTTTTCTGCTAAATCTAAAATTTTCCCGAATGGAACTACTGTCCTTATTTCACCAGACGGGAAGTCCACCGTAAAAGATAGGGCAGGCAATCCTGTTGCAGGAGATAAGAGAATCGAGGTATTAGATGCGGCTCAACAAAGCGAAATTGATGTGGCTGGGGCAAAAAAACAAGCACAGGTTTCAGGAGGAGAATCGGCGAAAGCATCTTCAAAATTTTTTGGGCAATTGCCTGAACTTAATAAAAACATTCTCAATATTGAGGATGCAATACAAGCCTTGGATGATGGGGCCAGAACAGGAGTGGTGGCTAGTCGGCTTACAAGCATTGATGAAGCGTCTAAGCGTCTTGAAGATGTTCAAAATCAATTAGGATTAGATGTTCTTGGTGCTACATCATTTGGTAATTTATCCGATGCAGAAAGGGCATTTGCTTTAAGGAGTGCCCTTCCATTAAATTTTGATGAAGCTACATTAAAAACATGGCTTGCAAATAAAAAAAGGGTGATGAGAGAAAAAATACGTGTTGCCACCGAGGCGGCTATATTTCTTGGGAAACCCGGAAATACAATTTCTAAATTTGTTGAACAACAGGAAAAACTTAAAGGTGTCACGCCACAGCCCCAAACTCCTGCCAAAAGAACATTCACCATTAGAAGGAAACAATAATGGCAATTTTCGAGGCTGTAGACGACAAGACAGGTGAGGTTTTTGAGATTGAGGGCGATCGACCGCCTACGCAACAGGAAGTCCTGGATTTGATAGCCAGCATCCAACAGCCGGCAATAACCCTTACTCAACAGGCCCCACCTGTTACTCAAGAACAACCAGGTGCCCTTGAAAGTGGAGTTGGTGCCCTTGAAACAGGGGCGACTATTGCCAGCGGAATAGTGGCTGAACCTGTTGCGGGTTTGGCCGGCCTCATCACAGCCCCTATTGTCGGTTCTGAAAGGGCCAGCGAAATCATAGATAGTACCCGTCAATTCTTTTCATTCCAACCCAGAACAGAAGCAGGGAAAGAAAGTCTTGAGTCAGTAGGTCAATTCCTGGCCCCTGTTAGTGAATTTATTTCGGACGCTGAACAGAGTTTTGGTGATGCGGTTTTCGAGAAAACAGATAGCCCTTTCCTGGCTTCAATAGCAACAACCGTCCCAACCATAGCAGGTGAATTGATTGGCGTGGGACTGTTCAAAGGTCTTGCAAAAACGGGCAGAGGCGCGGCGAAAATAATAAAAGAAAGGGAGATCAAGGGAACACTCAAAAAGGCGGCCCCAGAACCAGAACAATTATTTGATGTATCGCGTGGAATTTATGATGAATTGAATAATCTTGGAGTCAAAATTAAACCAGACCGATTTACAGGCTTGACTAGTAGAATTCAGTCTCAATTAATTAAAAATGGAATTGATAAAGATGTCACACCTAAAAGTTCCAAGGCATTCAATCGCCTTAAAGAAAGGGTTGGGGATGAAATTACATTGACAGAACTGGACACCCTGAGAAGTGTAGCTAAGGGTGCGGCCAATGATGTGAATTCACCGCAGGAAGCATTGCTTGGAAATATAATCATTGACAATATTGATGAATTTCTCAGTTTTTCAGGAGAACAAATCTTTAATAAACCTACAGGGCTTGATGTCCCTGTCTCAAAGCGTTTCCAGGCGGCCCGGGAATTATGGGGACGCGGTAGAAAATCTGAATTAATAACGGATGCTCTTGAAAAGGCCGAAAACCAAGCAACAGGTTTCGAGAATGGTATAAGAAATCAATTCAGAAGCATCATAAATAATAAAAAGCAAAAAAGGTTTTTCACCGAATCCGAAATATTAGATATGAAAAAAGTGGTTCGGGGGGATAAAACCTCTAATTTCTTCAAACTATTAGGTAAATTTGGTTTTTCGGAAGGCCAAGCTAAAAATGTTATTGGCGGTTCTTTAGGTCTTGGGGCTGGTTTTGCTATTGGTGGTGGTGCTGGTGCAGCCGCAGCTGTTACTTTGGGGTCGAGTGGAAGATTCGTTTCCAGAATTATCACAGAAGGCAGGGCCAATTTGTTTAATGATCTTCTCAGGGCTGGTCGGAATGGTAGAAGGATAACCAGAGCCTATATAGAGAACACTCCGAAAGGAAAACGAAGTTCATCAGATTTGGCGGCGTTGCTGATAGGTGAAGGTGTAGATTTGTCAAGATTACCTAAAAGCAAATTCGTGAATGAAGCCGCCGAAATTGCGGCTGAAAATAAAAGGGCGATTACAAGGGGAGTGACTGGAGCCGAGGTCATAAAAGACCCAAGACTTAATCTGGAATTATCATTAGCGGAAGATGAAAATAATCAATAGTTGTCTTCATTCATTTCATGGATAGAGGGTATTAACCAGACTGTCATTGCACTAAAAATGCAAAGTACCGATGAACCATAAATTAAACCTGTGAGTAGGAAGAATGCAGCTAAAAGAAACATGGAAATTATCATTTTCCGACCTCAAAAGGGTTGATATGGATATATTGATAATATCACATGACTTGAATAAAAATTAAAGGAAATAAATTATGCCAGTAATCATAAATGAACGCACTCAATATGTAGATATCGGCGGCAAGCCACTTGCCGGGGGCAACGTATTTATAGGCGTTGCTAATCAAGACCCTAAACTAAACCTTGAACCTATTTTCGCGGATCGCGGGTTGTCCGTTCCCCTGGCCAATCCTCAGTTATTGAATAGTCGGGGCCAAACGGAAAACAAAATTTATGTTGCGGGTCGTTATTCGTTTAAGTTGGAAGATTCGGAAGGGGCACAAGTCGAACAGGATTTGGATAAGGGCGCAGCCGAATCTGCTCAGGGGACAACTGGATTATTGAATGTGGCTGGAATAAATACTATTACAGCAGAAGCCGACCCCACGCTTGCGGCTTATCTGGATAAAGCTCAATTTGCTCTAACACTAGTCAATGAACCTACAGGAGCTACGACTTTAAATATTGATGGTGTCGGTGCAGTTCCAATAAAAAATAAGGGTATTGATATCACACCAAATCAATTGCCTGCAAATGGGATAATTATTGTGGCTTTTAATATTATTGGCCCTGTTTTTGAATTGATAAGTGGTGGAGGAGATGAATTACGACCCCGGCAAGGCGCATCAGTAGCTTCCAGCGCTCAACCCAATATATGGGCTGGGGATGGTAATACTCTTCACATCACCGGGCCGAACCAGATTAATACTTTCACCGATGCACCTAGGATAGGTGCTAAAGTCACTCTTATTTTTGATGCTGCTCTGCGCTTGAAAGATGGTTTGGGAATAACATTGCAAGGTGGCGCAGATATTCTAACTGCTCCCGGAGACAGGTTTGAAGTCTATGCCGATGCGCTGGATGCGTTCAGTGGTATTTTTACAAGAAATGTTCCTCCAAGTTCTTTTGCTAAACAACTTCTTCATGTGGAAGACCACAAAAGCTCAGGTACTTCAGGGGGAACTTTCACTCAAGGCGCATACAGGCTCAGGGACTTAAATACTGTTATAACCAATCAGATAGAAGGGTCTTCTCTGTCGGCAAGTGTGGTTTCGGTTCCCGCAGGGATTTATTATATAGAGGCTAGTGCCCCCGCATTTCAAGTAAATGATCACAAGATAAAGTTACAGGATAATACGGCGGTAGTTGATTTGAAGATAGGCAGTAGTGAACGTGCATCAGCCGCTGACGACAGTGTAACCCGATCCTTTGTATCCGGTCAATTTAGTGTTTCAGTGACTACTAATTTAAGAATTTTGCATAGATGCCAACTAACTAAAGGAACCGAAGGTTTCGGGGTTGCTACTAGTTTCGGAGACACAGAGGTTTTTACGGTATTTAAAATATGGAGGATTGGAGCGTAAATAGAGCAGCACCGGGGCTGGAACCCCGGCACGACGCGGGTTTAACGCGCCACTGGATAACCAGCTACCCACGAAAGGGGTTTCAGTGGTCCATAACACAAAAGGAATTTTAATGGACTCGATTAAAGAAAACGGTTATGTCCGGTGGAAAGGGTTTTTGTTAACCATAGGCAGTGCCTTGTCTGTTGGAGGTGTAGTTTTAATGACCATGTTTTTATATATGGACAACAAAATATCTAACTTGGTTTCTAAGGCCCAATATGATGAATCCAATAAGCATATTATGATTTCCCTAACAGACATTAAAAATGAGTTGAATCGTTATAGAGGTGGTTCGCCAAGGAGATAGTTTAATATCAGCTTGCCCCTAATCAAGAAATTCAAGCAAGTTGCCCTCAAAATAGCCGGAGTCATCCCATTTTGTGATTTGAGCCCTAAATTTAAATACAAGTCCTAGATAGTCAACCTGCCTCGCCTCCGTTACCAAATGGCTGGGAATACTTAAAACCAGCGTATGTCTGTGTACGTTGTCCACGTAAAGCGTTATAAATCCCGCTACCGGTCTGCCTTCCCATTTAACCTCTATAGGGACATCTGACTGCATGAAATGGGAACGAGCAGTTAACCATGTATAGACTATGGGCGTGGCAGGCGGAGGCTCCGAGCCCGGATCGGGAACGGTCGCTGCTGATGCCGGTGATGGGGAACTCGGCGCAGGGCTAGGCCCTGTGATTGAATCGGTTTTACCGCACCCCGAAAACAAAAATAAAATAAGAGTAAAAAGTATTATGTTCCTTTTCATCAGTTCCTCAGTTCCTCAATCTACTGACCAAAAACTTTTAACTTCTCTCTGCTATAGGGGTTCCCCGCACCGTACGGATTATTCAAGCTATCAGACGAATAAGGGTTGCCGTATCTACCGTATGGATTGCCTGTAGAATCCGGGGCATAAGGGTTATTGCTTAATCGCCCTCTGTAATTGCCACTTTCATCATATATTTTTGGTGCATCGGTGGCATAAGGATTCTTGGCAGATTTGTTGCCATAGGCACTTCCATATTTGCCATAGGAGTTATTTGGCGAGTTGGGTTTGTAAGGGCTCCCCGCACCATAAGGATTAGATAGTGAATTGGTGTCATATTTATTACTGTTCAGGTCGCCCAAGTATGTTTGTGCAAAGGCAGACGCGATAAAAAGATGTAACAGAATTGCGGTAAAAATCATTTTTTTCATATCAATGTTTCCTCTTTGAAAATTACCTTGGGAGGTCCCTTAAATATTTAACCAATCTTCTCTCTTTCAAGCAGTCTGGACACTTTATTTTATTATCCATGATTTCTCCTCAAGCCCTTTCGTTTCCATTTTTATTTCTCTCCAATGCCAATAACGGAACTTGCCCCAGCCACTAGGCTGGGGAGGGCGTGTTTTTAGCGCCTTATTGTGCCCATACAAGTTCCTTTTTATTCATTCTTATCACATTTTAAGGGATGAATTAACGTGTCTTCATATTCAAATCCTTTCCCGGTCCCAGCATCTATTGCGCCCCCTATAATTCCCCCCAAAAAGATATTCCCCCAAATGGAGCCTGTTGCAGAAGATTCATATTTTTGAGTCATTGAGTCTTTACCTTTCGAGCATGTGACAGTCAAATCACCATAGGACTTATTTACTGGAATTGTCTGGGGTGTTTCCTTGATATGATATGATCCCTTACTATTTAAAAGATCGCATGTAGCCTCAGGACAGTTCGGAGTCCTAACGGTCATGGTTTGGGAAGAGTCGCTCACAATAGAAGCGCACCCCCCTAAAATAAACAGCATTGCAAAAGCTAAAATCAATTTTTTCATTATCTCCCCCCTCCAATAGCATCATAAATTATAAAACAAAGAAACATGACAATTAGGGTCAAAACAAAATAAAAGAAGATGCTTGAATTATTGTTTTTCACCTTTTTAATTCATTCAATAAATTCTGGCAGGTTTCTGAGAGTCCGGCACCCGTATCCAGCATTTTTTTTAAAACTTCTTCAATCATTCCCAGGCGCACATTATTAACGCGCTCTTCTGCTGTCCAAAGCTCCATCAATCGCTTCTGTTCAAGCGCAACTTCCATTGTTTCTTCATGCTGAATTTTAAGCAACTCAATAATATCTTCACTCATTGGTTCACCAACTTGAGCTGGCTATCTTCTCTGACCGAGAGTATATTTTTTTCAACTTGTGGGTCTATAGCCAATTCCCGCAGTTCTTTTTCAAGGAAGTCAATCCCCACCTTGGCCTTCTCATCCAATTGCCTCACAGCCTTTGCAACCTGGTTTAAATCGTTGATTGCCTTTTTAGCGGTGATTGTATGTAGATTCATATTCATGTTCTCTACAGAAATCCACGCTTTGCCAGTAAAAATAACATCCAGAGAAGCCCCGAACTCACGGTTAAGCCCTATATATGTTTCCTCAGTGGGTTTTCTTTCCTCAACTTCTATTCTCCGGACCTGTTCACCTGTTAAATCTAGTTTATTGCCAAATTCAGTCCTTGAGAGCCCCAATTCATTCCGTAAACCATTGATTCTACTTCCAATTCCATAGGTCACTGACTTACTCCTAGAAAAATAATCCGGAAATACCGCCATTTTGGTTTGCAATCCAACCAAATTGGGTGTATCTTGTAGATTAAGATTTAAGGTGAGAGGCTATGAAGAGAATTATTAAATTAAATAGAAAAAGCGAAGGGGTTTGGGAAACCAAATCTTTTGCTTCAACTAAAAGGCCACTAGGTAGTCTCTCACCAGATTCTCGCCAAGTGGCCTTTTTTTTGTCTCATATCTTTATCGGAATGTCAATGTTTACTTTACCCCAGGAGAAATTATGAATGAATCGAGCTATTACGAGAAGGTGTCTGACCTGCAGGATACATTAAGTGTGCTTATTAAGGCGTTTACGGAGGCCCAGAAGATTATAAGCCCATCCCCAAAAGACAGAGAAACCTTTCCGGGCCTTATTGTGACGACTCCCGGGGATAAACAGCGTGAATTGCTCAACAATGCGTGGATTGTCTTGAAGCAGATTGATGATAGCGGTGAATTCGAATCGGAATTTGATGAGCTTTTTGAGTTGCTCAATGAAGTGGGGGAATGTCCGCTTAAATGTGAGCCTTTGTTTCAGGGCTTTGGGGTTGGGCAATGAAACTTGAATTATGGTTAAAGAAAAATGACAACGGCAAATCAGACTGTTTTGATTTAACTATTGGTCAGGAAGATATATTGACGGGATCAATTAAGAATCTCCACGTTATCGGCCCCTGTGGGGAGTGTAGCGAAAATGAGGAATGCCGTATACAAGAGTTTGTAGAAAAAAATTTACCAACTGATGAACCATTCGGCTGTAATCACTTTGACGATAAGGAGTCTCACTAATAATGTTTACTGAACTCCATCCATTTTTCACAGAAGAAAACAGGATACTGGCTACCAGATTCTTGCAGGGGTTAATGCTCTTGGGTTTGGTCGCGGTATTAATCGGATATGTTAAAGAAAAGGGAGATAAATAATGGCAGAAATCACGCAAAGTTTGACGAAAATTGGAAACGCTTTGGCAAAGAACGAAAAGCGAATCACCGCCAAATTGGGGGGGATGATCAAATGGGAGTATTTTTGCTCCGCTTTCCTCACCAGTATTGAGAAAAACCCGGCCTTGGCAGATTGTACCGAGGCTTCCCTGATTAAAGCCGTTTTGGATGCCTCGCAACTCAGGCTGATTCCAGATGGGGTTTTAGGCGAAGCCTACATTGTGCCATACGGAAAGACAGCAACGCTCATTCCCGGGTACAAGGGGCTTATCCAACTCTGCTTGCGCTCCAAACTCGTTAAAAAGATCGGCGCTCGAATCGTCTATAAAAACGATCTATTCAGCTATGAGTACGGTATGAACGAGGCTTGCAAGCATATCCCCACCGAGGAGGAACCCGGCGAAATTCGCGGGGCTTATGCGACTTTTGAAATGTCGGACGGTGTAAAGGGGTTTGAGTTCTGGCCGTATAAAAAATTGATGGACCACAAAATCAAGTTCTCCAAGGGGCTCGATAGGAAAGATAGAAGCAACAATTATACCTCGCCCTGGCGCACGAATGAGGAGGCTATGATTACAAAAACCGTCCTCCGTTCTATTACTAAAGTCCTTCCGAAGTCTATCGAGGATATTTCCAGAGTCAACGCTATTGAAGATGGGATTGATTTGGATTTGGCGGATACCGAATTCAAGGAAATCAATCAGGAAAAATTGGCCGCATCAAAAAAGATTCTCGATGATCAAGAGCCAAACCTTGACGCTTTGAAAAATGCGGGAGCTGCTCTTGAGGAGGGGGGGGATCCTGCGGGTTCAGGCGATGATCTTCCTATTGACAGCACCGAAACCAAAACGGAATTAATCACTCAGGATCAGGCAACCGTTTTTATGGATAGGGCTAGAGAATTAAAACTCCCAACAAAAACAGTTATCAAACTTTTAAAGGATAACGGGTTCAGTGACACTTCGGTTATCACCAAAGAAAAATATGAGGTGTTGATGCTGGGGTTGGAGGAAAAAGCTAAATAAATTTAAGGGGCTTGATTTAAGAGGTCTTAAATAACCACTGTTCTCAGGCCTTCCGGTGCCTTGTGGTACCGGCAAGCCCCGAATTTTTTAAAGGAGAAAAAAATGCAAGTAGCTAACATTCAAATACGAAATATCCTGGGAATAAAGACCCTTGAATTTAAACCCGGAAAAATAACTGTTATCTCCGGAAAAAACAAAGCCGGGAAAACTTCATTCCTCGAAGCCCTTAAAGGGGCGGTTGGTGGCGGCCATGATGGGAAGTTGCTCCGGAACGGTGCAGATGAGGGGGAGATTGTTCTGGTTTTCGATAATGGGGAAAAGCTCTCCAAGAAAATGACCGCCGACAAATCGAAAATGACGTTTGAGGATGCCGAGGGTAAAAAGATGAAAATAGGCGCAACCTACCTCAAAGACATCATTGACCCGGTTGGTTTAAATCCTATCCAAATATTAACGGCGGATCCAAAGGCAAGAATCAAAATGCTCCTTAATTCCGTCCCGATGGAAATGCCAGTTGATGAAATCAAATTCATTTCTGGCTTGGATCGTACCGACAAAGACGGACACCCACTCACCGTGATCGAGGTTATCCGGAAAGATATTTTTGAGGAACGCGCTTTCGTGAACAAGGAAGCGGCCAACCTTGAATCGGTGGTTGATGAAATGCGAAAGACCATCCCCTTCCAGGAAGATAAAAAGGATTGGGCGGTCGAGGTTGGAACGCTTCGGACTCAAAAGGAAAAGCTCGTTAAATCGCATGACGAGGATGTTACTAAAACCAAGACCGACACCTATGATTTAATTTGCAAATTGGAAAAATCCGCAAATGAAGAAATAAGCGTTCTAAAGGAAACTCTAGCGGAGAATATTGAAAAAGCAAGAAGCGAATATCAAGAATTTCTTGACCGCAGACGGTTGGAATATGATGAAGAGGCCCACCCGCTTATAGAAAAAATCATGGAGGCTGACCAGAATTCCAAAAACCAACACAAGATTTCCGGGGCAGTTGAGTTCGTTGAAAAGAAGGGCGCGGAAATTAAAATGCTGGAAAAGGATGCCCAAGGAAAGACCGACCAAATTAGGGATCTCGATAAACTCAAGGGCGAGTTAATGGAGAATCTTCCTGTCAAAGATTTAAAGGTATTTGATGGGGATATTTATATTGAGGATATTCCTTTCGATACCTTGAATGAGGCCGCGAAAATTCGATTCTGCCTGATGATAGCGGGACTCCGGAAAACGAAACTGCCATTGGTTTGTGTGGATGGTCTGGAAGCCCTGGACGAGGAAGTTTTCAAAATCTTCAAAGAGGAAGCTGAGAAAACCGATATGCAATTCTTTGTCACGCGAGTTAGTGACGAGGAAGGTTTGAATTTAAAATGATTAATTCTGCGGCGGTGTCTCTAATCAGGAGCCCACCGAGTCCAAGGAGCCTAGTGGCTTCGCTCCTGGCACGTTCATCAGAGCGATAAAGCCAGGGGCCGCCTGCTAAATTTATAAGAGGGAATATGGATAAAATTGAACAGGATTTCAGGATTGAGGATATCAAGGGCATCTCTCCCGACCAAGAGATTTGGAAACAATTTGTTAAGAAGTTTGGCGGGGAAGCCTATCTCTGGATGTGCGACCAGGTTAACGGCGACAAAATATATGTCCCTGAATATGACGTGCAGTTGAGGGCATCCAGATTGAGAGCAAGAGAAATGCGGACAAGTGCGGACAAATCCGGTTAATCCCGGTGGCCCTTGTCCCCCTCCTTCAGGGGCCGTCCGCGAAAACTTTAAGGAAACAATGCTCGGAATAACTAAAAATCTGAATATGGTATCTTTACCTCCTTGGATGGTGAATAGTCACCGTTATAAACAGGAGGGGATACCTATGGCAGATTTGATTATTAAGAAAGGAAAATATTGGTACTGCAATTGTACTTATATGAAAATCCTTTTGAGGCAATCGTTAAAAACTACTGACCAGCAAATTGCGGTTGAACGGTTGGCGGAAATATTCATGTTGATACGGGAAGGGCGCTACCAATTTTATCTTATCAAGTTCGATGATCTTGTGCAGAAGTATGATCCACAAGTAGACCGCAAAAACAAACTTATGAATTTAAAAAACCATTTGGTTCCGGAGTTCACCGGCAAGCGATTATCAGAAATAGATATTCAGGCGTGGGCTGTCAGGCTCTCGGAAAAATATGTTGAATCCACCGCTCTATCAATAATGCGGGTTCCTGTGGAGCTTGGTTTGCAAATCGACTACAAAAGCCTTGTCCTGCGACCCGGCAAAAAGTTTGACGGATCCCAGATAGTCTCTGAAGAAATGGCAAACGCTGTCATTCAAAATCTGGCCTGCGGATCCAGAAGGAAAATATATAAAGGTATTGCCCATGTGGCCATGTATTCCACTATGCCTCTCTCAGACTTATTGCATCTCACCAAAGGCCAGGTTGTTTTCAATGGTCCCGATGCAGGAATCACCTATACCCGCCGCAAAACCCGCTATAAGAACAAACCCCCCTTATTCGTACCCATGACCAATAAGCTGAGAGAGGCATTCAGGGGGATACCTATACCATTAAAGGATGACGGCCGGTGGTTCCCTGGAATGAGGCATGAAGCTGTCTGTTCGTCAGTTGGCAGGGCATTTAAGGCTTGTGGCTGGGTTCATGGCAGGGCTATGCACAACTTCCGGCATTTCGGAGCCTGTTACCTGATAAAGCAGGGGGTGGCATTGACCACCATCCAGGAACTGATGGGGCATTCAGATTTCAAGACCACTTTGATCTATGCCAGGACGGATCGGGAAACCCTGAAAGAGGGGGTGAGAAAATTCGATGTTAAATGATTTTATTTTTAATGTCCTTTATGCGATTGGAGTGATTTGCAGTTATGAATTTGTTCTTTATTTACTGAGGAAATAAGGAGGAATGAGGATGGAGAATTTTGCTCAATGGTTTATAGGATATACCATTTGCATGTTTTTGACGCAAAAATCCTATCTTAAACTTAGCCCCACCCAACAAAAGTTTTATGAGCAGAATGCTACGTTTTGCAATTGGTTCTTTATATTCTGGCGTTCTTTATTCGGGATATGTTTCGCATTTTTAATTTAACTTAAACCAGAAACCAAAAAGGAGGAATGAGGATGAGCGATTATCGTAAAGATGCAAAAGAAGTTGTCAAAGAAACGCATTGGACATTCTGGAAGTTTTTACCTGTTTTCCTAATTATTGTTGTTGTTTTATCCATTATCGGATTTGGTATGAATAGTATGGGATTGTTAGGAAAGACAATAGTGGAAAGGAAAGTTTTTGAAAATTCTTTTCAGCGTAGTGAGTCACTGAAGTCGGAAATTGCCATGAACGAAGCAGTAATAAATGAGATCGGAAACAAGTTACTCAATCCAAACCTGGATGCGAATACTCGCTTTAATTTAAAGGCACAACTCAGTGCTGCTACTATCCGGGTTGCAACTGCAAAGGGGAAAAAATGAGGGTACTTTTTTTATTGATTACAATATTTTTATTTTCGGCGTGTGACCTATCTACATCAGCAAATAAGAGGGATGCTGAACAGGTAAACAATCAGCAGGAGCAATATGCCAAAGGCCAACCTGTCCCAGCGTTTGACTGGTCGCTTGAACGTAACCTTGTGATTGAGCTTTACAAGGTCAGGAATGCGAAGGCCGCCACTCATTCAGTCTGGAGATCGGATAGGGGCTGGATCGAGGGAGATTGCCCATCCTATGGATACGGCATTCCCTATGACACTAGTCTGACTAACCCACTAACAACAGTAAGAGGGCACCAGTCTCTCGCTACAATAGAACAGCCAGAACCCAATGGAATATTTGCCAGTAAGAATACAGCAGCCACCTGGGTTATGTGTTTGGGTGAGGCTGGGACCGTTGAACCTGTCTATGTTGAAACTAAGGTGACAGTATATCCGGGGCCAGTGAAAGTGGATTATTCAAACAATCAAGTGAAAAGAAGTGGTGCTGCAACCGTCTTGATTCCGACAAACTAAAAAGGAGTAATGATGCTGGCAAAAATACCAATGATATTGTTTATAATTTTCGGATTTTGGGTTTTCTTTAATCCTGAAATGGCCCTGTATAAAACGCAGGTTGATTTTAGTTGGTTCTTTTTTTGGGGGATGATGGTTTTTTTTCTTTGTGAAATCCTTAAAAAGGAGGACTGAGGATGGAATGGAAAACAAGATCCCTTGAATTTAATTCTGATGAAAGATTTAAACTGCCAGACGGTGACGGGCAATGGCGATTCACAGGGAAACACCCGCCTGATATTCAAATCAGGGGGGAGTATAAGGGAACCTATATTTTGAACCACCACGGATTCTACACTTGCGAGGATAGTCAGCTTGAATTAAAGATAAATGACAAGGGGATTTTGCAAGCCCGATTGAAAGGTGTGGACAAAGTGGGGACAACTAAAAAGGAGGAGTGATGAGGATGGGTGAGGACAAAGAAACTGAGGGTGAAGAAATTAAAACGATTGCCGAAATAATAGAGGCGATGGGAGCTGGGGAAGGTTTGCTTTTATTAAGGGGAAGGCCATACATGGGACAAGCTCACACAGATGCCGGCCACCGGGGGAAAACAGAAATTAAAGGAATCACGTTTCGAGATTTAAGCGATTGTTTTCTCCGGGCGTGTTGTTTGAGCGCCGGCGCTTGCGATTCAAAGGAGGGGGATCGACTTTATGAGGAAGCCTTAAAGGGTGAAATGGCAGATATCTGCGAGAATGATATTTATAAACTTCCCTGGGACAATATGGATCCTATCGCCGTAAATCAAAATCTTAGCTATGAGGTTGAGAGAATAATGGGGATTTTCCCAAATATTAAAACCTGACAAACAACTAGCAAACTATTGGTGTTGGTTTTTTGACACCCATTTAAATGCCCAATTTTAAAGGGTAAAAATGACAGCGGATTTTAGTTAACAGTACGAGCAGTTGTTGACATAGAGCGTAACGCCCTAATAAAACAACGATGTGGGATTTTTGACACCCCCATTTTACTAGCAAACTTATGACAAACTTATGAAAGTTCATAAACTTGAAAATCACGTTTTGGGATTCCGGGCAATCAAATGTATGAGTTGGGCTTTTTGTGCGTTTTTCCCGACACCAAAAAGGTTGGGTTCTTGGTATTGGAAAAATGTTACCTGTAAAAGATGTCTAAAAAATAAATAGCAAACTTTTAGCAAACTATTTGGAGAAATTGGATGAGCATAGATTCTTGCACTGAGCATCATAAATTTAATGTGCATTGCCATCACTGCCTAAAAGTGAGTGAGGCGATTGGTAGACCAAAAGAAATGAGCTTGGCAATATTTAAGCGATATGTGAATGAAAGGGTTCAAGCTGTTGGAATTCAGATTGAGGTTTGCATTAAAGAAAAAGAAGAATTCAAGGAAATGTTTCTAATGAAAAAACAGGAAATTATAACCCTTGAAAGAAACCATCATTCTTTGTTGCATATCCAAATGAGGATGCCAAAGAAATGAAATGGCAGCCGTTTGTGTAGAGCGTGTACAGCCAAATCCGGCAAACGGTAGGGGTTGGCCCGAAATTTGAACATGGATGTCATCCAACTAGGGAGCGCACCAGCCCCGCGCCTTAACTAAGGAGAAATGAAATGAAGAAAATGTCAGAGATGGAGCTGGAGGAAACTAAAACGATTCACCGCATACCAGCCGACCAGGTTGTTGTGGAGGATGATAGGCGGGTTGACGATATTACCCCCGGTTGTGATGGGGAAAGAAAACTCCCCTTCACCTACAGCCAGCCTCATAAGATTATCTATGTTCCGGTTGAGCATAAAGATGCTTACAAAACTGAATATCTACAATCTACGCATTGGGAAATTGAAGAACGGGAGCATGAGCCGGCTAGATTGGACGCAAAAGAAGTGCGGGAACACTTGCCTGAGATTATAAAACTCTGCCCCTTCCACCCAGACGACACCCTGATATTGATGGAGGAGTGGTTACATGATTCCATTAATTATGAAACTTGCGACCCTCGCACTATTCCAAAACTTGTAAAGCATCTTCTTTGCAGTGAGGGAACAATTGAAATGATAAGAGAATCGGGAAAGATTCAACCCGCCTCCATAATGCCACTAGAACTCGACTCAGGCTGTCAGCAACTCACGGTGGTCAAGGTGCTGGGAGTGGAACAGTTACCCGATCACGTCTTTGAAGAAAAGAAAAACTGGCCCTGGATGTCGAAACTTTTAGTAAAGGAGATTTAGAAATATGCCCCTAAGAATCGTCAGAGTCAAACCTGCAAAGCCTGGTGAACAGATTGCCCGGGATGCAAACGATGCGTTGAGTAGTTTCCCAAGACAAAAGGAGCTTCGAAGAATCGCAACGCCAGAACTGCAGAATCAAAAGCGTAACAAGGGAAAGTCAAAATGGAGTTAAATAATGCCAGGAATGACAGGCAGAAAAATTCACAAGAAATTAGATGAACCACCCAAGAATTTAAGGTTTTCTATTGTCGAGTGCGGGTCCGAATATCCGACCGTCACCACCGATACCTGGCGGGATGTCACTTGCCGGAAATGTTTGGAGAAGAAATAGAATGAACAATAAATCCCCAGCCTTTCAATTTTATCCGGGTGACTTTCTCTCCGATGAGAATGTTATCTCCATGACATTTGAAGAGCGCGGAATTTATATTACCCTGCTCTGCTCTTGCTGGATACAAGGCTCAATTCCCGCGGATCCGGAAAAATTAAATCGATTACTTCCCGGGTACTCGAACGAAAGCGGTATCCCTTCTCAGGTCTTAGAATGCTTTACGGAAATGGAGGGTGATTCTAAGCGTTTGGTGCATCCACGACTCGATAAAGAACGTCAAAAACAAGCAGACTTCAAGGACGTTAAATCCGAATCAGGTAAGCGAGGAGCCCAAAAACGGTGGGAAAACCATCAAAAGAAGCCTTCAAATAGCAGTGCCATAGTTTTGCCAATGGCAAAAAATAGCTCTTCGTCTTTATCTTCTTCTTCATCTTCTTCTTTAAACCTTAACACACATAGAGTGCGTGATAATTTTGAAGAGGATTGGAACCGATACCCACGAAAAGCGGGAAACAAAGTAAAAGCCCGGATTTGTTATCACAAGACAGTTGGCAAAGACCCAGACAAGCGCAAAGAATTTTTGGCAAAAATGCAGTTATATGTCGAAAATACTGATCTAGAATACCTGAAGCATGGGGAAACCTTTTTCCAGAACTGGAAAGCCTTGGTGGTCGATACCGTAAAGTCTCGGAAAAATGGGAATAAAGAATTAACGCCAATGGACCAGGCTATGGCTTCAAAGGGTGATTTTGTGGATAAGGTCCTAGATAGGGCGGATGCCATATTTTCCGCTAATGAGGGCTTGGGGCGCTCTCAAGCCGCAGAATTCACGATCGAAGAACTACCTGAAGCTGAGAAAGAAGCCGCGCATCTGATTTTATATAATTATTCATGGATTGATAACCCCCCACCAGGAGTGCAACTTGAGCCAACTTGAGGAAACATTTGCTTTTCAGATTAAAGGCTATGGGTTGCCGGAACCTATACGAGAACACAAATTCCATCCTCAGAGAAAATGGCGTTTGGATTTTTATTGGGAGAATGGTTGGGCTGTAGAAATACAGGGCGGGGGATGGGTGAGGGGCGGCCATAACCGCAACGCTGATTCGATGTGGAAAGATTATGAAAAGCTCAACGCGGCCCAGGAGCTTGGAATAAAGGTCTTACAGTTTACCGGGAAACAGGTAAAGGATGGAACCGCGATAACCCAAATCGAAAGGATATTCAAATAATGTTAAGGGTATTTGACCGTGCCATTGACTTATGGGTTTAATTGGGATACCATTCTTTCTGTAGCTGGATAAAGTTAGACTGTGACGACAATAAAAATATAATACAGCCCTTCAAATATTGGAAGCCGGTAAGCCCGGTAGGTTGTCACAGACCTAATCCGCCTAATATTTGAGGGGCTTTTTTTATGACTTCTTTAAGAAGGAGGAGGAGGATGAAGTTTATTTCTGCTTTATATTTTTTTATAGGTAGCCACTCAGCCTTTACTGGCACGGGGAATACCCCCCCCCCCCCCCCCCCCCCCCCC